CCACTACTGGTTCCACTACTGGTTCCACTACTGGTTCCACTACTGGTTCCACTACTGGTTCCACTACTGGTTCCACTACTGGTTCCACTACTGGTTCCACTACTGGTTCCTCAACGGGTTCCACTGCTGGTGGTTCCGCAACGGGTTCAGCAACAGAAACTACTTCCGATATTTCAAATGAAATGGTTTCTGTATTTTCTAATGTGTCCATATACATTTCGCAATTATATTTTTATGTATCTACCAAATCCATTTGGAATAAAGACAAAAATAAAAAGTATGTAAAACTGTTTTTATGGATACATATCAGATAAAAATAGTTCATGTTCTGTCAACTTCATTATAATGCTGCCAACTTTTTGCTTACAACACATACATTTTCTATATGGCGTCTTCTTTTTCCGAAAAAACGTACCTCCTCCCCCATACCAAAAAATACGCAAACGCAAACGCAAACGCAAACGCAAACGCAACCCACAATAAAAAAACACAATATAACCGAACTTATCTTACCTTTTTCTCCATCTCCCTTCTTTACGTCATTGTCATTGTCATTGTCATTTTCGTCTTCTTTTTCGGCGGTGTCGGATACACCAGCATTTTACCACACTTTTCCTATTTTTGATACAGAACTATTTCTTCATCCATTTTTGCTCCTAAACCCCAATATTCATTATACCGCGTTTTTATGTTGTATTCCACAGTTATCTTCTCGAGGAACTGTTTATAAGCAATATCAACTACAAATATTTATCTAATACACAACTCGGTATCAATTGTTCTTTCATTGTTTCCATCTTTTTAAAACACTTATTTATAGTAACTTCACTCACTCCACATACCAATTTAATATCCATCTTGGAAATATTCAAATTACAATTTTGCGATATAAAATAAATGACGCCAGCCGCAATAGAATTTGGTGTATTGTCCGTTATTAAGCTATTTTTTTCCAGTTTATTCGCCACAAATTTGGCCAACACCATCAACTCCGATGGTATGCTAAGCTTGCTACAATACCGTTCAATAAACATGACCGGTGTCGTAGTACACAAATCCGACGTTTGCGTATTGGTCGGTTCCTCTTTCCGTTCCAAATTATTCAGGATATTCATCGCCATAGAACACCCGTTGGTCGCACTCGCCTTATCCAGCTTAAATATCTCCGAAATTTCATGCGACGTGCGCGGACATCCATTTAAACGGCACGAAATGTATATTGACGCCGCTTTAATGCCGTCGCGATTAAGCCCACGAAATATCTTTTGTTCCGAGATGTCCTTGTATATCACGATTGCTTCGTCAATAAATATTTTTGGTATCCCCGAGTTTTGCGCCATTACAGTAATGTACTGAAACACGTCGTATAGCGATTTTTCTTTATGGGGCATCGATTGCCATTCGGTCCACTTACGTATTTTTTTCATTTCAAAGGAAGATTTAGGCGTACATAACACTTTACATCCAAAAGACGATTCGGTTAACAGGGGATTAATGGGATTACCACATCGTGTAGGGTCATTCGCATTCTTGTCATCCACTCCGAAAAATCTCCATTCTGGAGAATAATCCAATGTGTTGCGATAAATAATGCCACATTGCGGATTTACACACGTGGGAAACCCCTCGTCCATAACCATCAATAGCGAATTACACGAAGAACAATAATCTTCGTCGTAATTTTTGTCGAGAAAAGCGTGTTCGGTTTTACATTCGCTATTCGGCGTGGGTATGTCAACGGAGCTGCTACATTTAGCGTTTGAACGGTCAGTCCGAAACGCCTCCCACATTCGGTGTTTATCTTGTTCTGTTATTTCCTGTTTGCGTTTCTTTGTTTGTTCTTTTTTGGAACTCTTTCGTTTGGCAGTAATAGTAGTGTTTGTGGCAGTAGCGGTAGCAGCAGCAACCGAAGCGGCCGTTATGGAATTTTCAGTATCTGTTTCAATTGTATTCATTTAATATGGTGGTGCGCGTTATCTCTAAATGTTTATTTTATGTGGTTTATTTCAATTTTATATAAAATACGGAACTGTATTATAAATGTCGTCTTATTGTATAAAATATGAACATTCCAAAGCAAGTTAACGACGCAAAAAATACAGCAAATACCGCATTAGGTGTAATGAATATTGTTTTTAAAACATTATTTCCAAACCCAGGTCCGGGAAATATTAATAACAAACCCGAAGAACAATTTAAAAATGAATCTGAAGAATACGCATCTCGAATTAATACTGATTTGGTTAATCCATATTTAACGAATAGCAAGAGCGAAAAACTGGTAGACCTAATTGTAGGAAGTTTATATTCATATATTCATGTAGCTGAAGACCCCGACAATGACAATTATAAAAAAGAAATAATCGAGCTCATAATGTCTAAATTAAAAACAGACATAACAAACACTATTCAAACCAAATCGGTTTTATTCAAACAACGTGTGCTTCACATTGTATTGACACGTTTAGTAGAGCAAATCGATAATATCAAAGCCGAACATTTAGATAATTATCAGCCTATTTTTAAAAAAATCTGTTCTTTTTTTATTGGAGAAAACAACCAATCCGAAATCAATACAAAGGGTGATGAGCTGAGATCGCCGTCGCCGCCGACGTCTTTTAAAGGTGGTAGCCCCGATAAATTTGGATATCCTCTTGCGCATGTAAACAATAACACCCGTGAAATAAAATACGGAGTTATTGAACAAAGAATACATATTGGCGAAATTGAAAATGAAAAGGAATATCCTGGATTTCGCATGGCTGTTGAAAATATATACGACAATCTAGAAATAAAGCCCGATATTGAAGCGTTAGTCGAATATTTATGTAGTGTATTGTATTTGGACAAAATATCACATTATGGCGTAAATGAATGCTTATGTATGTTATATGCTTATACCACTAGCAAAGATGACGAATGGCTAGATATGTATAAACTATCTTTACCGCAGATTACTGTTTCCACCCCAATACATTCCAATGATATGTCCTCTATGTTTCAGAGTATTATGAATACTGAAGAATATAAAAAAATACAAAACACGTTCGATAATAAACCACTCAAAAGGGTAGAAGAATTTAAGCATTCACTTGATACAATTGAAACACTTGGAAATTTGACAAATGTTAACTCAAATGAATTACTTGAAACATCCCTAAATATGGAACAAGGATTACCAAGTTTAGAAAATATAGGACAATCGGCAAAATTAGCCGAAACAGCAGCGACGGATTTAACGAACAAGATATCTGGAAGTATATCAAATATTACAAACAAAGCATCAAGATTAGCAAATACAGCGGCAGCGAGTTTTGGAGATGTAGCAAATAAAGCGACAACGAGTTTTGGAAATTTAGAAAAATCAGCTAAATCTATAAGTTTACCAAATATATCAAATATATCAAAACTTACAGACGCAACGAAATCTAAAAGTGTAGCCAATCTTAAGAATATGGCAACAAATAGTGTATCCCGTTTAATGGGAATAGGAACAGAAAAAGATTTATATACCCCTCCCGATAAACCTGACATAAAGGTAATAATAGAGGCTGTTTTGACCAACTTTTTTAATAAATTAGACGACTTTTTCAGTACACACTCAGACCAAATCAAACAAAAAACAACGAATATGATTATAAACCGAATACATCGTTTATCTGAAATAAATACACCGAATGAAAAACAAAAGATTGTGAATGAATATTTAAATATAACAGAATTAGCAACTAAGTCTTTTTTGAATTTATTTACAGAAGAGCAATTAAATGCTCTTTTTTTAGGAGAATTGTCTTCAGTTATGCCTTCTGTAATTCAATCAATTGATACGTTCTTACAGGGTAAATATAAAACAGACGATGGAACTGTAGCTATGGAAATTAAGAATGAAAATAATTTTATTACAACTGTATTCGCAACAATTACAAAACATAGTCAACCATCAGAAATACATGAGTTATTTAATACGGCTTTCTTAGATAAATTAAATCTGGAACACAAAATAAAAATAAACAATGTTTTATCGGAGAATGCTGACCTCAACAATGAAGCTACGAAGTATGAGAATATTTGTTCAATTTCAAATATTAATAATAAAGAGATTACATTCCTTCCAAAAGATGAGGTGTTAGACAATAGCGTCAATGAATATTTAGCAATTTTGCTCGAACATTTATATTTTGCTAAAAATGAAAAAGATTATAATGGTTTAAATTCTACTATATGGAACAAAATAAAAAAAATACTAAATGAGTGTTTTTCAGATGATAGTTTCACCGGTGAAACCAAGGAATGTTTCACTGTGTTGGCTAAGCAATTCATTCATAACTTAATGGGGGAGAAATGTATATCTCTTCCAGCTCAACAAAACGGAGGTAATACCCGACCAGAAGAAACAACAGAAGGAACAAAAACTGAAACAATAAAGGAAAAAACAGAAACAACAAAAAAAGAAGAACCAAACACAGAAGGAACAACAGACGAAACAACAAAAGAACAAACAACAGATGGAACAACAACAGAAGGTTCAACAACAGAAGAACCAACAGAACAACCACCAAAAAAAGAAGAACCAAACACAAAAGAAACAACAACAGATGGAACAACAACAGATGAAACAACAGAAGAAACTAAAGAGCCACCAAAAAAAGAAGAACCAACAACAGATGGAACAACAACAGATGGAACAACAACAGATGGAACAACAACAGATGGAACAACAACAGATGGAACAACAACAGATGGAACAACAACAGATGGAACAACAACAGATACAACGGAACATCAACCCGAAGAAACACCTAACAATCAAGCAACGGAACAAACAAACACAGAAACAACATCGAACCAAATCATTCCAACCAACTTAATGTATTATTTGTACGACGACGACAGACAAAATGACCACAGAAACATACTAATGGTCAATATCAATTACATCCATGAAGCAAAAAAGAAAGATGGCAATCTCCCTAAATTATCTTCGATGGAAATGTCTCAAATAATATGTTATACTCTGTTTTATCAGTTATTCAACCATTTTGTATTAGACGGTCTACCGGAAAAATCTACCTTGCTAAATTTAATACCAATCGGCCAAATAAGCAATAATTCATTGTTTACATACGATATTTTTGTGAATGACATATTAAAGAAAAACATTCAAACCCCTAAAGAAGATGACGTTTACAAAAAATATTACGAAATTTTTATAAAGCCAAACGAAAACGAAAACGAAAACCCAGCTATGTTTGGTGGAAGACGAAATAAAAAACACACCACCAAAAAATACTGGAAAAGATATCCATTCCACAAACACACTCGAAGGAATATAGTATGACTTCGTATCGAAAACGCGGGAGAATAGACATTTAGGAAAAAGACACTTTCTTCTCGATTTTGTCGAAAATATCTTTATTGTATACTAAATTACCAGTTGGACGATACTGACTAATAGGTGTATACTGTTTCGCAGGTTTGCTGTTTTGTCCGGTATTATCGCCGGTAGACGCCGACGAGTGTTCGCGCATATTAAACATTCCGGCGTTGATATCCTCTTCCTCCGCTTCCAGTTTTTCCGTTTTGTCCAATATATTGCCTTTAGAGTCCAATATCAGTCCCGTTTTCTTTTTGATTTCGTTGCGTTTATAAGTAGGAACCCAATTCTCCCACGAAATAAAAAGTGTGTTCGGATGCATGTATTTAATAAAAAAACCATTGTCGTTTAATTTAGAAACAACATAAGCGATACAATCCCCCTGGTCATAAATCGGCTCCCCAAATATAAATTCCGGAATGGCAAACCAAATGTATTTGTCGCTCCGCTTCATTCGGTTCGTCGTTGTTATGCGTTTATGAATTCGATTAAGTATTTTATTAAAAATGGACAACTGTTTCAAATCCCGACGTTGTTCTTTCTCATACAGTTCATCTATGTTGATACGACGAGTAGCATCTTCTTCATCCGCAAATAAAATACAAGACATTTTTATTCACAAAAGGGAGAATGTTGTATATAGTGTATAAAAAAGATATTTACGGACGTTTTCGGGTAAAAGCATTACACATAAACATCGACATCAACATAAACATAAACGTAAAATGATTATTATTGAATAATACCCCCCTTTCTCCCTAAACCATGAAAATAAAAGAAGAAAAAATACAAAAATGCGGTCCGCCCTCCATCCCCAATGTTCCAAACATCAAACACATTGTATTGTGTGGTGGAGGAACCATTGTGTTTATTCAATTCGGCATTCTTAAAAAAGCGTTGGAAGCCGGATTTTGGAAAATGGAGAACATACAAACGATGTATGGAACTTCCGCCGGTTCTATTCAAATAGCATTGTGTGGATTTTGTAAATTACTGGGTTGGGAGATTGTAGAACGATTTTTAATTGAACGTCCGCTAAACAATGTACTTAAAGTGGATTTTACCGATATTTACACGATTTATACTAATAAAGGGTTAATCGAATTGTCCAACTTTGTGGAAATGGTAAAACCACTATTATATGCGATAGACAAAACAGAAGACATTACTTTGTTGGAATTCTTCGAAACAACACAAATCGAAATGCATTTTATCATGACGGAAATGAACTACTTTCGTAAGGTGGATTGTTCCTATAAAACACATCCACATTGGAAATTGATAGACGCAGTTTATTGTTCCTCCAGTTATCCTGTATTATTTCAGCCCACGCAAATAGAGAATAAAGTATATATCGACGGGTTTGTTTTCGAAAATTTCCCCCTAACCTCGTGTATCGAGAACGGCGCACATCCCGACGAGATATTTGGAATAAACACACACGATCCAACTATATTTTATTCTCCCCGATTTCAATGTAATGATGTGCTGGAATATTTAATGGTGCTGATGGATAAAGTATTTCATAAATGTAATCCACCTTGTCCTTTAATTAAACATTGTATTCAAGTTCATCAAAGCTACGCAGAACCTAATTTATTGTACGCAATTGGCATGGCTGTTATGTCTAAAGCAGAACGGAAACGGTTAACGTGTTTAGGCGAAAGCATTTGGGTAGATTATTATACAAAACAAATGTGTTTAGCACAAATAAAACAACAACATAATGATAACGATGATGATGATGATGATGCTATTTTTATACAAACGCCGAACGAAGCCGAACGAAATCCATTTCAATCTCCGTTAGATACAGGGTTAATCACTACAGAAGAAATACAAATGCCACCTAAAGATACGTGTTTTCCTACTGATACATCGTTTAGTTCAATCGCCGATTATCCATTCGGCTATTAGCGATATTTTCCAGGGGTTTCACCCGGGAGAATAGACGTTAAAAAACGTAGTATATAACAGAACCAAATTCTATTATATACCAATGAAACGCATCGTATTATATAAACAAACAAACCACTTTAGAAACCCGCCTTTGGATTAGATGAAAGACTTTCCACAAATTTCACCAAATTTTTCTTGGACACTTTTGCTTCAAAATCTACCTTTATCGGATTTCCATTATTGTCATTTAGTGTCGCAATAATCGTCGGAAAGGATTCCACCTTGTATTGTTCGCGAACTGCGTTTGTTTGTGGGTTTTCCTCGTTTGTACAATCAATATCTACACACGCAACTGTGTAGCCATTTATAGAACGTGTATTGTATTCTGCTTTAAAATCATTCCAATCAGGAAGCGCCTTTTTACAGTGAGGACACCAATCCACATGAAATAACATAATAGTTAAAATTCCCGTTTCGGGGTTGTGATTGGCAATATCATTGTATTTTTTGTTTTCGGGCTTCTTGTCAAAGAACAACATATAAGAATAGTACGCACAAACAGAGAACACAATAATTATAAATCCGATAAACAACTGTCTACTATACGGTTGAATAAATCTGGTATACAAAAGTTCAGTAAACTTGGGCATTTTATTATAACATAGTATGACATATTCTATCGTATTTCACTACGCAAAATGCTATTATGCTACAAACGCAGTTTTCCTAAATAATCGCGAAAAAATATGTTCTACACGATTAGCCGTATCCACTATACTCCATGGTAACGTCTATGGAGCACAGACAATAATTCTTATATTGTAGAATATATCGTATAATATAAAAGACACAGCAACTATTACATGAACCGCAAAACTGTACGCAAATTATCTTCTTCGAGAATAACAAAACGTCGACATTCATCGCGTCCCGTATCTCTGCCTCCCACGCTCACAGTATTTACGAGTGATGATTATAATAGTAATGACGGTATGTTAACTGCCATTTGGGGGCCCGGAACGTGGCATTTTCTCCATACAATGAGCTTCAATTATCCTACTCACCCAACAGATGAGCAAAAAGACCAATACCGGCATTTTATCTTGAGTTTACAACATGTGTTGCCTTGCGGAAAATGTCGCAAAAATTTGGTCAAGAATTTCCGTAAATTGCCGTTGGAATGGAAACATATGGAATCGCGGGATACCTTTTCGCGATACATTTACCAGCTACATGAAACCGTTAATCAAATGCTAAACAAAAAAAACAAACTATCCTATGAAGATGTGCGTGAACGGTATGAACATTTCCGTTCGCGATGTACTAAATCATTAAAACGATGGAACAACACACGAAAGCGCGCGTTAGCGCGCGACCACAAACAAACAGCAAAACACGGAGAAAAAGGATGTACTGAACCACTCTATGGGGAGAAATCCAAATGTATATTAAAAATAGTTCCGAATGATTTTAAATGCGAAACTTTAGAAATAGACGAAAAATGTGTGAAACGTAAATTGGATTTCTCTTCTCCCGAAATACACAAATAAAATATAGGAAATATAGAAAATACAACAACCATCTAGTCTTTGTTTAGCATCTATCCTCCATGGGTTTTATGTATATTCTTTATTTCTGTTTCTCCATTGGGAACAGTCATTAGGGAGAATACAGTTTGTTCTCCCTTCGCATGATATTTTGTTATGTTTTATTGCGAATATATATAAGACTTGAGTATAAGAATGTCAGAAACAAATACAAGAGAAAAAACAGAAGAATACAATGAACCAGAAACAGAAACATCTCCCGAAACGTGTACTGACAAGGAAACGTGTGGAGCAGAAACGTTTTCCGCCAACGCACATTCTCAACCACAATCGCAACACGTATTTTGGGGAGAAAATCCGAATGTTTTACTAAATTTACAACACATAACAGAAATATTTCCCACAGAAGACATGACATTCTCCCGAAAACTGAATGCGATTACCCGTGCGGTATTGTTTGTTGCTCTGTTTGTGTTTCTGTATACACGCAGTGTTCAAAGTATTTTCATAACTGGCTTTACTTTATTTTCCATTTATTTAGTATTTCAATATGACGAAAAAGAAAAACAAAAAACGCAAGTCCGAAAACAACACCAACGAGAAAACTTTTCGGATTTAGTGCGCGATACGCTAAAAGACGACCCCGATATTAAAATACCATCCACTGTGTTCCAATCTCCCCAACCTGAAAATCCTTTTTCCAATGTTATGTTAACCGATTACGATTACAACGTAAATAAAAAACCGGCTCCTCCCACTTTTAACAAAAATGTTGGGCTAGATGTGTTGGCGCAAGCAAAACAGTTGGTCCGTAATGCCAACCCCGACCAACCGGAAATCGCGGATAAATTGTTTACGGATTTAGGCGAACAATTTAATTTCGAACAATCGATGCGTCCTTTCTATTCCACACCCAGCACTACTATACCGAATGACCAACAAGCATTTGCGGACTTTTGTTATGGCAGTATGGTTTCTTGTAAAGAAGGCAACAAGTTCGCATGTGCGCGCAATTTAGCCAGATACGTATAAATATCTATTCTCCATTCCCGCGCACGGGCGCACGGGAATGCGACAATTGCCATATACGCTATTCTCCCGGAGTTTTACCCTGGAGAATAGACGTAAACGCGTCGTCATATGTATATGATTTTGTATATCCGTATAATATAATATCATACCGTATTTCAAAATGTCAGATTATACTTTTTTCAATTTAGGGAGAATTGGTTCTGAAGAAATCGACAATACACAACGCCAAGTATTGAATATGAGATTTGCTAATTACAATTTGTCCAACTATTTCAGCGACCCCGCCGACAACAGCCATGTGAACTTTGCTACGGCTTATCCTCAAATGCTATTTAGTGCGACCAATGGCGGAAATGGCCTTAGTGGTGCGGCGGTGGATGCCGACTCCAAACTGCTCATCCAGCAAGAGCAAACGCGAAGTTTAGACAAACTGAACTTGAATACACGGCCTTTCATTACGGTTCCCTATTTGGGACGTGGTTCTTGTGATACTCTCCTGGAAACACAACTTTTACAGGGAGAAATGAGCACCGACAAGAAGAGTGTTTCCACCATTATGTCTAAATCGTTTATGGATTACAGTATGTATCCCACCGACCAAAAGATGGAAGAGCGTGTCCAAAACCCGGCATACAATGTGGAAGAGGCCGCACTGGACGGATGGGTGCGCGGTGGCGCGCTTACCCGCCAAATGGCCAATGACCAACACTATAGCAAAAATGCTCGTCCATCCACGATGTTCTAAGACATATGATAAAATACATACTCTTATTCATACAGATAGTAAAACATAATCATCTACTGTCTATATAACCCTGTATAAAGGGTTATATAGGAATACTATATATCACTCTTTCCGTATCGCATATAATGGATTACGACAAACACGACCATACCATAACACGTCTCCCACAAACGGCGTCTTTACAAACCTTTGACCCACATAAATACACCACCGACAAAACCGGACATATCCGTTTCGATTTCCTGTTTTCCGATTGGATGACCGTCTGGTTTTTGCTATATTGGTTTCTTCCTAAAACGAAGCGGTCCACATCTCCTATAACACACACAGCATATGAATGGATGAACCCACTCCTGGTTTTCTTTTTAGGGTTTGGGGAGAATATATTTACTTTTGTTCTATTGACATATTATCGCAAATCGCCTAAGATACTTTTGAAATTTGCGGGAATGATGTTGATTTCTAAAATTCTCCCTATTGTATTGTTATGGAACCGACCATTTCATTCCTTTTTTAACTTTATTTTAGGCGTGTTGGTGTTTTTGATATACAATTTGTATCTAGTGTGGAATGAAACCAATATAATGGACATTTATTCTCGCACATTTACTTCTCTTTTAGAAGACAAAGACTTAACTCCGCTATATACCTTCGCGAACACGGCCATTGCGTTTCTTTCGGGTAAATCTCCCAATACGACACCGGATTTTGCGCGTTTGAGTGCGTAGAGACGACATAAGGAATTCGCGAATATAATACATCCATTTGGTGTATATCGTCTGGTGTTCCTCCGCCGTCATTATTTTCCATTTAGACACTTCCGCATATCGAAAAGGGTGGAGGAGCGGAGGCGGAGACGGAATACGAACCGGATTTAGACGTTGATGAATGGGAGATGCGCAAAACCGTTCATATATTTCTTGATGAGGGAGAGAATGATAATACGGTGGCGGTTGAATATAATACACGCGGTCATTTACCATCTGTTTATAATGTTTATCGTCCAAGAAACAGATTTCCGTTTTTTTGGGCAATAGCGAACACGCAATGAAATCCGACCACGTTTTGTCGTGCCGTGTGCGACGTTTTTCCACTACCGTGTTTCCTATTTTAAAAGCACAAATGGGTTTTTCAAACAGGGTGGATTTGCCGTCTGTTATTTTCAAATCCAAATACACAATAATGTGTTTGACCCACTGGATATAATCACATTGATTATTGGTATATAAATATACACGATGACATCTCCCTTTTTCCCTTTGTTCATGAATGTATTTCAGGATCTTTAGGATGTGTTTCCTTAAAAATTCGGGAAACAAATCCAAGAGTTCATTGAATAGCAGTTGTATTGCATGTTCGTCGTCGGTGGGAACAGTATAATTCCGTAGCATAAAACACCATAGAGTATACAGTTCCGTAAAACACCCAATCGTTTCGTCCAAATCAAATACGAACACTTTTTTGGCGACGGTTGCGATAGATTTGCGGTCATATACTTTAGTAAATTCGGAAGGCATGGATGGACGTGTTTGTGTGTGCGTGTGTTCTATATTTGTTATATATTTGCCTCGATAGACTTGTAGGGTGGGAGGATGAAATGGCGGATAAGTATTTGAAACTGTTTTCTGAAACACAGTTGTCATCTAAACGACACAACTGTATTGCGTGTGTATAACAGTGTGTTAGAAGATACAGAATGCCAAAATAATGTGGGATGTGTGTCTGTGTTTGCGTGTGCTTAGTGTATCATATAGTGCCATACACTGTATGATATAGTATTCTGTATTCAGTATTCTGTATTCAGTATGGGAGACGATTACTTACCAGTAGATCCAAATCCGCCTTCTCCACGTGCGGTGCTCGTTAATTCGGTTTCGGGAACCAACACGACAAAAATAGGACACAACGACGGATGACACAATTGAAACAATCGCGTGTGTTTTTCAATGGAATAAGGAATAACGTGAGACGGATCATCCGAGGCGCTGTTTACCAACCATCTGGTGGCAGCGATGAGATTTCCGCGATATCCAGCATCAATAATGCCCGTATGGTTTGCCAGCATCAGCGGGGTTTTCGCTATACTTGAACGGGGATACAAATAATAGGGAGAAGGAATAGAAACCGCGCCAACTACATTGTTTTTGTCAGTGGAAACAAATATACGAGTGTATATCATCTCCCCCTTCACTTCTAAATTGAGCATTTTGGTTTGAAGAGGACCAGAAAATACTGCGTCATCAGGAAGAAACAAATCGAACCCGGAATTGTAATACAGATTATCACGTGTGGCAGCATTGTGTTTATCCACCGCTTCGCGATAGGCCTCCACCAATTCAGGACGTGAAGTAGAAACCGCTAATTTCAAGACCGCATAATTCTGACAAGTCTGTTCTGTAAGAAACAAGTTCGCATAGTGTTCGTTGGAAAGAGGAGTAGACGCCGACATTTTAGGAGATGGTTAGGGAGATTATAAATATACGTTTATGTATTTTTGGAAATTCATATTATTTAGGAACGAGGGTTGGCATTTGCGTATTCTTGTTGTTGCTTGAATTCCCTCCAACGAATGGGTTTGACTTCGGATTCCATGGACGCTTGTTTTTTAGCATATTCTTCATCCAAATGTTCTCCACGTCGGATAGCACTGTCCACATACATTTCTTTCAAAATTTTGCCAACAACCACTGAACCCTCGTGTTGGTCCATTACACCATCTTCAATTTGTTTTAATACACGTATCATTTGTATCAAAATCCCCAAATGAATTTCGTCCTTTAGCAATTTATTGAAAATCATCGTAAACCCGTCATATAAAAACGAACATTCCGCGCGACACAACTCCGCGAACTCTTCCGGCGAATTCTCCCGCATTAAGCGATGCGACCGTTTGAGTTTTTCCATGGTGGACACGTCGTTCAGTAGGCGTTCGCTATTCTTGAACTCACGAATATATTCAGTATTGTCATCGCAATCACTCTGCGACACCAATTTTCGCAACTGTTCCTTTTCTTGAGGGTTCATTTAGAGAGATACGAAACGTACAATACCAAACTACGCCGCACCTTTCTAATTGGTTTAAAACACAAAATATTTATGGCAAAAGGAAATATATGAGTATTATTGAACAATTTAATTCTATAGCAGATACTTTCAATGAATGGTTTGATGTAGATGCGGAATATTCCGATGGACATTCCGTGTCTTTCATTGACAAAAACAAAAAGAATATTGTTCTATTCATTATTGTTTTATTGGTGGGAGTAATTGGAATGTATTTAGTGTATGGCGAAGAAACGGAAGTGATCATTTCGAATTTCGTGAAACAAATGGAGGGATGGATTGGCGGAGTATTTTTAGGGAGCTATCTTACTCCTTCCGGTCAAATAAGTACTACCAAAAGCATTCAAGTAGAAGACGTTCCAGTCGATATTAACGAGATGATTTCATTGTAATGCCGCATCATAGTTTATCATGTATGGGAGAATGCTCGTTGTTTCTCATTATAAAATAAGATAGTAAGACAGCATAGATGATGATACATTTATCTCTAGGAACAAAAATCATATTAGGCATCATAATTACATATATATTTTTAAATGTGTTGTTTCAGGTGTGTTTTGTAGATACAGTCAGTCATAAAGTTCGACAAATGAAACGCATCTTAAACGAGCATTCAAACACGAAATCGGTTCGCAATGTTGTGTTTGCGGACAATACAGAGAATGTCTATTCTTTAGGACAAACAAAAAACACGGTTTCTTCTTCAATTACTCCGTCGCCGTCCGCATCGACGTCTCCCTATACGAATATATTACATGAATGGTGGGGAGATCACCGATGGGTGGGAGAACTTTCCGGGAAAGTTTCGGAGGATTTAACGCGTGGTTGGAGAATGTTGGATGTATTTTATATTCCAGTGTTGTGGATGAATTCCGCGATGAATACGCTTGGCAGATTAAATGATACGGTTATACATGGAACGGACAAAATATATCGGGAAATAGAACATCGTATTCGTGTATAAAATACAGATGATTATGTATGTGTATTATTTCATTCACTACACAGTACAGCGGTGAATGAAATGAGTTTAGCGTCTATTCTCCAGGGTGAAAACCCTGGAGTATAGCGTATATGCTATGATTCCATTTCTGTGCCCGGGAGGCCAAGCGATTGTCGGTCTCAAACCGACAACGCGCATATGCGCGTTGATGTTTTTAGAACATCAACTGCTTAACAGAAATGGAGAATAGACATTAGAGATATTATTATATTATATAATACGATATATGCTTCATGTGTATTTCATAATTGGATTATTGTGTGTTCTTTTTCTTTTTTTATGGAACGGGGATTGGTCTCTAACAGAAGGTCTAGAACCGAATGAAACCTCTGTATCACCTGGCCCAGCATTAGAACAACCCAAAACCGCAGACGCACCACCCGCACCCGCTGCCGACAAACCACCGCCACCACCGCCACCTGCACCACCCGCACCAAAAACAGCCAAAGAAAGAGCACTTGCCAAAAAACAAGCAGCAAGGGCAATTGGTCAAAAAGGAAAACAAGCCGCAGACACGACTTCTTCTGCCCAGAAACAAGCCGAACAAGCAAAAAAACAGGCATCTAACAAAATAAAGAAAGAAGCGGGAGACGCAGATATACAAGCGGCCGGCGAACGAATTGAAGTGGCAAAAGATAAAATCGGCGTTGGCGCGTCCAAATTAGAAAAAGCAAAACGACGAACCAAACCGGAAGGGTTTCGACGTTTAGGAAATGATTTTGTGTTGCCGTTAGAACCGTATTCACATACTTACTCATTCGCTGTGGCATAAATATTTTATGGAAACGTACATTCACAAAATACACAATAATTAATCTTCATCACTTGGTCAGGTATAGGCTCGACTTCGTCTTCTACACACACATGATCGCAGTATTTGCGACATAATTCTTCGATTTGGCGATAGACCTGGACATATTCTTGGGAATACGTATTTAGAGGACGTTTCGACATGCGCATTTTGATATGTATTAGTGTTTCTACTTCGTCTTGGTTCATTGTATTGGGAGAATAAATAAAGATACAGAATATCCTTATTTATTATTTATGTTGTTCCATCATATTATTACACATTAGACATACACACGCACTCACCCTACACATACATCCCTACTAAGCTCGGGTTTAACCGTTCTTCGTGGTGTTTTATCAGAATATCCACCTCTTTCCGAGATACTGTAATCGGAAATTGAACCCGCATATTCATATCTTTCTCAAATAACTGAATTTCCGGTTTCATCAAGCGGAACAGGTTCAGTTTTGTGTGTATGATTTCCAAACACCGTTTCAAGTTGCGTACTCCCGACTCGTTATTTGTAAACCGTGTATTCGTAATCAAATAATTCAACACATCATCCGGAATAATGACATCTCCCTCTTGAAACGAAACTTGTTCGCGAATTTTCGGCAACATATAATCCCGCGCAATCTTGATTTTCTCCTTAGTATCATACCCTTTTGTCTGGATGCGATACATACGGTCCCGCAAAATCGGATTGACTGCATTCTCGTCATTATACGAAAAAATAAACAAACACTTGCTCAAATCAAAATCGATTTCCGAAAAATACTTGTCGTGGAATTGCGTGTTCTGTGTGGTATCTGTCAAATGGGTTAATATACCAATGATTTCCTGACCGCGAGGTGTATCACTCACTTTATCCAATTCATCGAAATAAATGACCGGGTTCATACACTTACTGTCTATCAAAATCTGGACGATTTTACCCCACGTGCTTCCTTCATAAGTGTAGGAATGCCCCTCCAAGAAACTGCTGTCGCCACTTCCGCCCAGCGCGATAAAGGCAAATTCGCGTCCGAGTATCTTACTGATGCCGTCTTTAACGATCGTTGTTTTTCCTGTTCCGGCGTTTCCGTGAATGGCAATGGCGGTTCCTATTGAGCCGGGATTGACAATCCATTGTCCAACCATTTGCATGATTTGGAGTTTGGCGTCGTTCATACCATAGACACATTTGTCCAGCGTATTTTGCGCGTTCGACATAAAGTCGTGGCACGCTTCTATACCATCTCCCAATGTCACCGACAGATTGCGATATACACCAAAAGGAATACGCATAAACGTGTCCACCCAATTTTTGATTTTGAAATACTCGTGGTCGCTCGCATCCATTTCGCGCAACATATTGAGTTTCTGCATGGCCACCGCCTTGTATTTAGCGGGAATTTTGGACTGTAATACCATCAGACGATACGGTTTTTCGGAAAAAATGTGTTTATTGATTTCTTTCAAATCCGACATAATGGTCAGTTGGTCCGCGTTGGACAATTTCTTTTTAAAGTACTCAATTTCATTGGCCTTTGTATTGCTGTATTGGAGCAATTTACGATATTCTTTTGTATTATTCAATCGCGTTTCCTTAACCAGTTTGCGAATATCCGCCTGACATTCTTCGATAGACCGCAACAGGATTTTATTTTTGGGATGCTTTTTCAATTGTTCCGTCAGATTTTTCTTGAGTTCCACCAATTCCGCATATTCTTTTTCAATATTCTTGTATGGCGCATCCGGCGCATTTGCGTCGGGCAACTTTTCCTCTTTTTCTTCGTTTTTTTCAGAAACAGATGACTTGTGTTTGTGTTTGTCCTTACTATGGCTACCATGTTTTTTGTGTTTATCCTTTTCGTTTTCTTTTGATTTGGGAGAAACAATTGTATTAACGGGTGTTTCTACTTTTTCATATTTGTCTCCCATAAATGTCTTTTCATCCGAACTATTACATTCCTCTTCTTCATCCTCCTCTTCGTCGTATTCGTCCAATTCGTCGTCCCCACCATCATCTAAACCGTAAATTGCGGTAATAATATCGAACTTCTTGGGTCCAGACCGAAACCCGCGACGACTTCCTTCCTCGTCTTCTGAAAAAGTGTCTTCGCTTCCTAACACAATGGTCTCGTCATCCTCCTCTTCGTCGCTTTCGGTATCTGACCGATTACGACGACCACGACGGGACGACGATGACTTCGACTTGGAATGTTTTTTGTGTTCGCGCTCGCGTTCACGTTTGTCCGATTTTGCCTGTTTGGACTTATTCGATTTGTGTTTGGAAGAACGGCGTTCTTGTTCCTGTTCCCGTTCTCGTTCGCGGTCCTCTGCAAAATACTTGTCCAACATAGTCTTGAATTTGCGTTTTTTATCATCCGAAACACGGCTCTCATTATCCATCGAACTCCGTCCGTCATCGGTGGGTTCGGTTTCTGACGAAGAACCGCATTCCGTGTATTCTGTTTCATCGCAACTTTCGTATTCCGTCGAACTCTTGTTGTCGCTGTCGCTTTCCGAACTAGAACTTTCCACTGCTTTTTGACGAAGACGATTACGCAAAGGGTATTTTTTATCACGAGCCGGCATTATTGGAGATATGAAAACAAAGGGAGATACAAGTATATCCAATCAGCGGTTTATACTATTTCGCAAAAAACATTATCTCCCGACCGAAAGAAACCGGGTATTTCCAAAAAAATTGAAAGGAAATAAACATCAGACGAAAACCATATAAATAATTTATACAATATATTATAGCACTCTCCAACCCACGTAATTCTAAAATGGCTTCTGCGAAATCTAATTCTACTGAGTATGTGCACCCCGCCAAGATTATTGGTATCCAGTTTAGTATGCTGTCTCCCGAAGAAATCCGCAAATGTTCGGTCGCGGAAATAACCAAGCGAGATACGTATATTAACAACAAACCAGTGATTGGCGGTCTCTTTGACCCGCGTATGGGTGTCTTGGAGCCGGGTCTGATTTGTCCAACCGACGGTCTGACTTACACGGATACTCCAGGATATTTCGGACACATCGAGCTCGCGCGTCCGGTGTTCTTTATCCAGCACATCAAAGAGATAATGAAAGTGTTCAAGTGTATTTGTTTCAAATGTAGTCGTCTGTTGATTAGCAAGACGGGGCATAGCCACATTTTGGATATGCCCGCAGACAAACGTTGGGATTATACAGTGGATTTGTGCGCGAAAGTGAAACGTTGCGGGGATGCGACGGACGATGGGTGTGGATGTCTCCAGCCGGATAAAATCAAGCAGGAAGGCATGGCCAACCTGTTTGCCATTTGGCAGAATGTGGAGGTAAAACAAAGTACAGACCGCCAAAAAATCAACATCAAACTCACTCCGGAAATCGTGTTGAAAATTTTCAAACGCATTTCCGACGATGATGTTCATTTTATGGGATTGAACCCCATTTGGTCTCGTCCCGAATGGATGGTTTGTTCTGTATTGCCGGTTCCGCCTCCCGCCGTTCGCCCTTCAGTGAAACACGATGCGCAACAACGCAGTGAGGATGACTTAACACACATTTATAGTAATATTCTAAAAACCAATACAGATTTGAAAAACAAAATAGAAGAAAATGCGAATGGAAACGTCATTGAATCGCTAACGATGGTGCTACAGTATTATGTGGCGATGATTGTGAACAATAAAGTCAAGGGCGCGATGCCGTTGGCGCAACGTTCTGGTCGTCCATTTCAGTGTATCATGAGCAGGTTGAATAGTAAGAATGGCCGTATTCGTGGGAACTTGATGGGTAAACGTGTGGATTTCAGTGCGCGTTCGGTCATTACTGGCGATCCAAACCTGTCCGTAAGTCAACTGGGAGTTCCTTTGAAAATTGCTAAAAATATTACAAAACCTGTGGTTGTGAACGATCTCAACCGCGATTTCTTGATGAAATTGATACAGAATGGACCGGATGTTCATCCGGGTGCGAAAATACTGGAACGCAGGAACGGCGAAAGCATTTCCTTGCGTTTCATTGACCGCACATCCATTCGCTTGGAAAATGGTGATATCGTACATCGTCATATGATGGATGGAGACGCGGTGTTGTTTAATAGACAACCCAGTTTACATCGAATGAGTATGATGTGTCATATCGTGAAAGTGATGAAAGTTGGCGATACATTTCGCATGAATGTCGCTGCGACAAAATCTTACAATGCTGATAGAATTTTCGCTGCGTAATGCAGCATGTTTTCGTAAAGAATACATCGATGTCAGCAACAAGGAGCATTAAATATGTGAAACTCCTTAGTGGATAATGCTTTATAATTTGGAAAGAAACTTAAAAACGACTTATGGGATAACAGTATAATATGGAAGCGTGTGATACTAACCCAAAAACTGTCAAAACTTGTTCGCGTTGTTGTTTCGTTGGGGATATCAAACTCTTTGTATTGCGATGTAATATTTGTAGGAAATGTATTTCAGCTGCGGCTAAAGAAAAGACAGAGAAATACAAGGAATACATTAAAACAGCGCAACCAGATGTTGTGAAATTGTGTAATACATGTAATGTTGAAAAACACATTTCAAAATACATTCGCAACAATAATAAATGTGCTGATTGTCGCAACGAGAAACGAAGAGAAAGGTATTGGACCGACGAAGAACACAACAAGAAAGCAAAAGAACAAAGTGTGATTTATAAAAAACGAAAGGCAATTATTAGAGAAGAACAGCGTGAGATAGAAAAACAACAATTGATTGAGAGAATTGGCGAAGGCAATGCGATATGTAAATATTGCGGTGTAGTAAAGTCTCAAACACGTTTCAGATACAATCGCTTGAAATGTCGCGAATGTGAAAGAGATGACCCATTGAGTAGACTTTATCGCAATATAAGAGTTCGCATCAAATCTGCTATAGCCAATAAAACTCAAAGATTACTCGAATATCTCGGTTGTAATGGTTATGAGTATTTTGAATGGCTGAAATATTCTAATCCGCAATATTTGTTTAATGATGAAAATTGGCATATAGACCATGTCATTCCATTATCCGCATTTAATATGATGGACGAAACGGTTCATAATATTGCGTTCAATTGGAGAAATACAATGCCATTACTCGCATCAGAAAACCTCTCTAAAAACAGTAAAATATTGCCAGAACAAATAAGATCACACGTTAAAATGTTAGAAAAGTTCCATAAAGAAAAAGAGTTAGAATTTCCAAATGAGTTTAAAGTATTATTTGCGAAACACCTTGATGCGGGAAGTCCCTTAGAGCCTTGTGTTGTCTAATAAACAGCACTACCACTACCAAGTATATGTGGAAACGCATATATGGCCGAGATAGGAACTCGGGTATGGTAATAATGTGGGGGATTGGGTAATCCGCAGTGTTACTGTCTACGTCCGTTTGGCAGGATATGACAGGCATTCAGAGACTGAACGGGTGTTGGTGAGCGTTGAAAGATTAGCCATCTGGAGCTTGCTTAAGATACAGTCCGGCCCCTTGGGAAACCTTGTGGGATCAACCGTTCGATGGGGATAGATCTTGTCCCAAACAGGCGACTGCTTTATAAGTTGGAGATATACTTATAGAGAAAAACAGTGTAATATCTTCCATGTAATATGACGCATATAAATATTACGTGATATAATCGTCTAGTCGTGGTTTCACGGCAATGTAATCAAATTGCGGGAAGTCCCTTAGAGCCCTGTATTGTCTAATAAACAATATATAACCACTACCAAGTATATGTGGAAACGCATATATGGCCGAGATTTGGAACTCGGGTATGGTAAAAATGTGGGGGATTGGGTAATCCGCAGCTAAGCTCCTAACCTCGTTATGATTAGAGTATGGAGAAAGTTCAGAGACTAAACGGTTACAGGTCTTAAACGAAGGATAAATCATCCGGATAAGGCTCAAGATATAGTCCGGCCCTTATTGAAAAATAGGGGGTGTTATGGAGATGAATATGCATATGCCACAGAATGTATTGGCAGAAACAGAATTGCGCCATTTGGCCGCTATTCCTTATCAAATAATTAGTCCGGCGAATAATTCGCCCATTGTTGGTATCTATCAAGACTCGCTTTTGGGTGCGTACCGTTTTACCCGTAGTAAGATGGATTTCACACCAAGACAAGCGATGAACCTATTGATGATGTATCCGAATGTAGATGTTTCCAAAATCGTGGACAAGAAAACCATAACCAATTTCGAAATCTTGTCTCAAATCATGCCTAAAATCACGATGATAACCAAGACCAAGTTGTTTGAAGACGGCGAAAACTTTGCGACGTCCAACAATGTCATGGAAATCCGAAATGGCGAATACAAACGCGGACAAATCGACAAGTCTGTGTTGGGAGGCAAAGGAATTATTCATCGCGCATTCAACGATTATGGAAACCGCGAAGCGGCGGATTTCATTGATAACATACAAAACATCATTACCGAATACATGAAAACGAGTTCGTATAGTGTCGGTATTAGCGACCTGATTTCAGACAAGAAAACAACCACCGATATTATCAAAGTCATTGCGGACAAGAAGTTGGAAGCGAAACAAGTGATTGATAATATTCATTTGGGTATTTTCAAAAACGAAACGGCTAATACCAATATGACCGAGTTTGAAAATAGAATTAACAATATCATGAAACAGGCGGACAATGAGACGGGCAAAATTGGACGCAAAAGCCTGAGTAAAAACAATCGGTTCTTGATGATTGTGAATTCGGGGTCGAAAGGTTCGCTCATCAATATCGCCCAGATGATTTCGTGTTTGGGACAACAGAACGTAGATGGCAAACGAATTCCCTATGGTTTCGACAGTCGCACACTCCCTCATTATTCCAAATTCGACGATTCGCCCAACGCACGTGGATACATTGAGAATTCATATATCAGCGGTCTCACCGCCCCCGAACTCTTCTTCCACGCGATGGGTGGTCGTATTGGTTTGATTGATACAGCGGTCAAGACATCGCAAACGGGGTATATCCAGCGACGTCTCATCAAAGGTCTGGAAGATTTGAAGGTGGAATATGATATGACGGTGAGAAACAGTGTGGGTAAAATCATCCAGTTTTCCTATGGCGATGATGGGTTCGATTCTACTCGCGTGGAAAATCAATCATTGCCTCTGGCTGGAATGAGCGTGGAAGACATTTATATGATGTATGATATTGTCGGCGTAAACAGCGACGAAACCAATGTATTGAATATTTACACAAAAGGCGCCGCCAACCGTCTGAAGAAACAAAAGGCAGACGCAACACGATACTGCCAATCCTATATTGACTATTTGTTAGAATACCGCGACGATGCGGTGGAAGCCGTATTCCGAAACACGGATGATACAGGTGTCAAACTCCCCGTTTCGTTCCAAAATATCATACAGAATATTCAAGGCAGTCTGGGATTGTCGTCCAATTCGGTGGTGGACATTACGCCTCTGGAATGTTTTCAATTGGTGGAAGAATATTACAAACGAATTGAGACCATCCGGTTTGCGCCACCCCGCCAATTGTTCCGATTGATGTTCCACTACTACCTCAACCCTCGCGATTTGTTGTGTGTCAAACGGTTCCATCGCAAAGCGATTGTCATGTTGCTGGAAACCATCGTGTTGAAATACAAACAAGCCATCGTACACCCGGGTGAAATGGTGGGCGTGATTGCGGGGCAATCGATTGGTGAACCGACGACACAATTGACACTGAACACTTTCCATTTAGCAGGTGTTGCGTCCAAATCCAATGTGACGCGTGGTGTTCCTCGTATTGAAGAAATCCTGCGTTTGACCAAGAACCCCAAGAAGTCGTCGCTGACGGTGTTTATGAAACCGATAGATGAAGACAATATGGAAAAAGCAGCTAAATTCGCCAATATGATTGAACACACGAAATTGGTGGATGTGGTCAGTTCCATTCAAATCTGTTTCGATCCGGTGGAGACCAACACCAACATTAGCGAAGATGCGGTCATGATGAACCACTTTTACGAGTTTGAACGATTGATGGAGGAATGTAATGAAGGCGCGGAATGGACGACCCCCGTTCGTTCCAAATGGATTATCCGCATGGAAATGGATGCGGAGGTGTTGCTGGACAAGAACATAACCATGGACGATATTCATTTCGCAATCAAAAACAGTTCGTATGGCAATGACGTGCATTGTGTGTATTCGGACTACAATATGGATAAACTGGTGTTCCGTATTCGTATGAACAGCGACGTGTTTAACAAAAACAAGAAACGCAACGTGGCGGAATCGTTGGACCAATCCGACGAAATTTACCTGCTCCACAATTTCCAAAACAGTTTGTTGAACAATATCGTCCTCCGTGGTGTAGATGGTATTTCCAATGTATTACCGCGCAAAGTCCAGAACATGGTCGTCAAGAACGACGGCAAGTTTGTGCGTAAGGACACGTGGGTGTTGGATACCACGGGAACCAATTTGTTGGATACGCTAGCTTTAGAGTATATTGATACGAAACGCACGGTCAGCAACGATATTAAGGAAGTGTTTGATGTGCTCGGTATTGAAGCGGCGAGACAGACGATATTCAATGAATTGGTGGATGTTATGGAGGCAAGTGATGTGGCGATTAATTATCACCACACGAGTTTGTTGTGTGATCGCATGACGTGTAATAAAGGTATGGTATCTATATTCCGCACGGGTATTCTGAGCGACAACATTGGTCCGATTGCCAAATCCACGTTTGAAGTTCATACGGAGGTGTTGTTGGATGCTACGAGACACGGTGAGTTTGATCACATGAAGGGTGTGTCAGCGAACGTCATGTGTGGACAAACGGGGTATTATGGAACAAACGCGTTCCAATTGGTATTGGATTTGAACCAGATGGCAACTTTAGACAGCGAACTGACGGATGAAAAAGATGCGGTGGACGAGATTGACGAAATGTTCGGAACGATGCGTGTGGATGATGACGCGTGTCCTCGTAATCGTATTGAAATCGAGAACAATGTGTCGAACATTAAACAACAACAGGTAGGAATTTGCCAGGATGATTACAATATGGGATTTTAGGAATATGGATGAAGACACCGTTTGAATTTGGAAGGTAAGTTGTAAGAACTCTCATTATACAACACATTTTTTATGTATGAAAAATGTGTGGCAACAATAACAAGTGGATGATTGATAAAATATCGGGGATATATATAGAACAATGACAGAGTGGACAGAATTGGTGAGCAAGGTGTTTAAGGAAAAGCGCGCGACCAACAAGAATTACAAGTTCAAGAATGCGTTGGTAGATGCCAAGAAACTTTACCGCAAGACAACCAAGACAGTGGACAGTATGGGACCGGGGTTGATGAAGAAGGCGGCCAAGAGTTTGAAGAAGGCGATGAAGAAGACGAGAAAGCACAGAAGACATAGAGGTGGTAAAGAGCCTAATTCTGAAACCGGTAAATGTGAGGATGGGTCTGACCCAGTCAATGGTGAATGCCCGGATAGTCTACTTAATACGTTAAGTACTTCTGCTGCTAATGCTGCTAATAGTTTTATTCAACAAGAAAATGGACCAGATGGACAACAAGATAGACCAGATGGACAAGAAAATGGACAAGATGGACAACAAGATAGACCAGATGTACCAGAAAATGGACCAGATGGACCAGATGTACCAGAAAAAGAACAAGTGGAAGGAGGAAGACGAAAGAAACAACAAAAGAAAGGCAAGAAGAGCAAAAGACAACAAAAGAAACAATAAACAATAATTGCCAATTTCTCATATTCATTTTATCCCATAACATAAAATGAATAATAGCCATTTTTGTATCAAGCGGATAGGTTATCGATGCTTGTTATATCCACATTCTCCCGAACCCAATCCCGAAAACAATTGTATGTCCTATTTTTTCCTCGCACAAACTCTTCCACCAACATACTATGTTGTGTCCGATTGAACACCACCAAACTCCACACCATTTCTTTCGGCGACTGCGCCCGACAATATTCACAATCAAAAAACAGTTGTGCCTGTCTAACGTCTATTCTACAGGGTAAAAACCCTGTATCATAGCGTTTATGGCTATTGTCGCATTCCCGTGCGCCCGTGCACGGGAATGGAGAATAGATATTAATCATTTCCGTTCTCCCTTCACCCTCGGGCAAACATTTAGAACGTTCCAGTATTTCAGAATACACAATACTCAGTTCCAACAAATATTGCCATTCTTTTAATGAAAACAAAGACAAATCTTTCGTTCCATCGCCAAAATGGGTGCTCCGCACAAACACACAATATTCTCCCGGGAGATAATCATCCAATTCTTTTTGTTCAAACATTCATACAAAGAGAATACGCATATATACTATTATGTCCTTTCACAATATACAATATATTTCTTGCTCACGATGATAAATAATGTCTATTCTCAAAAAAAGTGCGCATATGCGCGTTTTTTTGAAGAATAACCATATGCGCATTCATATAGAATAAAATTCTATATAAATAGACTATGAATCCATCTCTCTACCCATTCTACCATATCACAATTCATCTATCATCGAACATTACCCGAGTTCTTTTTCTGATTTTCAAACGTTGTGTATGGAAGGAACCCAGCGACTACTTACACCGGGAGAATACAGCAACACCAAACCGTACAACCGAACCAATCGCAGAAAAGTCATTGCGTATTTCTACAAACGAACGCATCATCATTTACCCGGACGAATGAACTCAATGAACTCCAACATCTCTCCCACACTCTGAATACCACGCACATATTCCGCATCACCGTTTAGCGCATTCTGGTACTGCGCCGAAAATTCTCCCAACGCCCCCAATCCGAAATTGGGAAACACCAAATGGTATTTCGGTTGTTGGTTGCGTTCGCTCGTCAACGTAGTTCGCACAAAATAATACTTGTCGTCTTTTTGTCCGCCCAACTTCAACCACCGAATTTTGCCTAAAACTCCCTTTAAAAACGTGGACGTAAACAAGACAATCGGAATGCGGAACACCGACGCAATCATCCAAATATCCAAATCGGTAATAAAATAATCCTCGCTCTGTATCACTGTTTCCAGCGATACACGGCCTTTCGCCACCGGTTCCATCAACGTATGTTTCCCCTGTAATTTCAATACACTCACTATTTTAGATTGCCATTTCGGGAGATATTGCGAATACGCTCCCCACAACGCTTCTTTGATTTGGCGAACGGTTGCGTTGCGTTTCAACCGGTCTTTCAGTATTACCATCAATACACCATAGGTACATGGAACACTGCCGTGGAATACCATTTCTCGCGCCAGTTTCGGGAACGATTTCACCCACATACTCGTTGTATTTCCGACAATGGGAATAGAGGCTTCCGCGATACATTGTGCCAGTTCATCTGTTTCTGCCACTTCTCCCTCTTCTTTCGCAATTTGTTGGGATAAAGGAATGACATCGTTGGCGTATGTCTGCGACAACGCAGGAGAAGCAAAATCGTAATTGGTGTGTTGGACATATTGGTTTTGGTTATAAGGAACCAACTCTTTGAAATAATCGTCCGTCAACGCGGAATGGAGAATAATGAACTCGTCGTTGTGGATACGATAATCGATATCGCGTATATTCAGAAACTCTTTCGGCTGAAACACAAACAATCGCACGCGGTTGTATCGGATGAGTTCATCGGCTAAACGGGCATAATAAATGTCTTCATTGTCCAACCCAGACAACAAATGTTTTCGGGGAATAATAAACTGCGGGGTTCCGTCTTCTTTGACCATACAATACGGTGCGGGATGGTCCGAACCACTAGGTTGAGCTCCACATTCCGTTATTTCGTTCAGTTCCAACAACACACTGGGCGCAATTTCTTCGAAAGAAACTACTCCTCCCATTTTGCGTAAAAGAGAAATAACGCGTTCCAATTTTTGGCGATAGGGAATGCCTGGATGTTCAATTTGTCTGACCATTTGTTCGCGGACATTTTTGTTTTGGTAATCGTTGATTTCTTTCCGGAAAATACTCCTAAATACAGAATAAAATTGCGTTTCCAACTTGATGTGTTGTATCAGTTCCCGACGTTTTTTGTCTTGTGCTCGAACCACCGAAACGGTTTCATCCATACGACGTATATCTGTATTGTTGATAACCGACAACCCATCCATAAAAATATCTTCCGAGGGAGGAGCGACAGAAACAAATTGGTTGGTTATGGTTTGAATACCGACAATCAATCCGTCTTCTATTATTTTGGAAACGGGACGACAAGGAATTCTCCCTTTTGTGTCTTGTGAAACAAACAATAATGCATCGCGTGTGGATTTGTAATCATTCCAAATCGACATATCGTCCATGTATTCGATGGGAACAGCGGTCTCGTCCATGGTAGCGGAAGGATAACAAGGGAGAAAAACAGAAACAGGAGTATCTCCTCCACCCACAAGAATATTTCCTATTTCGCCTCCGCCCGCCATTGGAACGTCGGGTTCTTTCTGTTTTGGTTTGATAGCTAATCGTTTTTTAGCGGGAGCGGGAGCTACTTCGGCAGGGACTGTTTGTGTCGGCGGCTTCGCCGCCTCCGACGGCTCCGCGGCGGGGGGCAACGCCACTACTTCCGTCGTTTCCGGCATTTGGACGGAAACCACCAATCCAATTACTTTCCCCTGGAAATTCACCACCTGTTTCTGGGGCGCGTATTTTTTCTGCTGAACAATCGTCCACAATTTGTCCAAAGGAATGGGAGAAAGGAACTGATATACTTTCGGCAAACTAGGAAGTGCGCTACATCCATTCCGGCTGGTATATCGTATATTCAACAACATCTGTTTGATAGAATGATACATCGTGGTTTCGGAAAACGTTTTCTGGTATTCCACGTTTCCCCCCACATTCTTATACATGTATATCGGTTCATAAAATTCGTCGTGTTTCAATACAAATACTGTCTCCCATTTCGGGTCGTAAATACGCGAAGAATACACGTTGGTCGGACACACCAATTCGATTTTGTCGGTTATGTCGTTCTCCACCACTTCCAACAATACCATGTTTAACCCTTTATTTAATCCGGGCAAGTTCATCGCAAACAAATCCCACAGATACGTATGGTCGATGGGTTGCGTATCGTCCATCAAATATTTCAAAAACTGTTCATAAGCCGCCGCGGTTTCGCGCAAAAATGCGCGGTGTTTGGTTTTCTGTAAGTCCAGTTTCTGATATAGTTGGGTTTGTTCGTATTTCGAAGTCCGCACGACCGACAGCTTTTCGGGGCGGAACGCCGAAATAAGCGACCCATTGTGTATTTTGACAAAGATATCCAGCGTAATTTCCTGTTTCAGAACCTGTTTGAATTCCGCCACAGAAGGAACCTCCGTCTTTTTTTGACGATACGCATACACATCCGCAAAAACGCCTAAAAAGGATTGTTGTTTCGGCTGTTCTACTCCGTACCGCAATAATACAGGAACATTTGGGAGAATACTTTTCGAATTGTTTTTATCTATTGCGCGAGCGTAATCGGCACCCATAAACATTTGGGCAGCAATCGGCAAGAACCCCCATCTCCCTTTTTCTAGGGGATACGTGTCCAAACTAATAATATACATCATGTGTTTGGCAGGTGGACGTTTCGTTTCGCCTTCCGTCGCTGCCATGGCCGTAGCCGGGGCAGGACCCGCGGTGGCAACGGCGGTAGGTTCGGACGGCTGGTTGGCCGCGAAACACTTTTCCTTGCGTTCCTTTTGTTTTCCTTTGTCCCAATTTTTAAAACAACAAGGGAGACAATGTCCATCGGGGTGTACATCGTCTTTTAGCGCAAACCCGGGATAATGTGTAATGTATTTGCCTTTGGTGTCAAAATGGTCTTCCGATTTGAATTCATATACATACGCTCCCTCTGGAATAGTGGTTGCGTTGTCAGGAATAACTTTCCCGCATTTCCCCGCCTCCACGTCTTCTTTGGTTATGGGAGAATTGGTTAGAAAACACCAATATCGTGGACAGATATACCAATGTTTGTTTTTGGGGTCGGTTCCATATTGTATGGCCGCGTCGTGGTAAGATCCCGGGTGTTCCTTGTCAATTTTCCGTTTTTCTTCATCTGTGAGTATGACGGGCTGACGGTTGACGGGTTGGCAATTGGTGGAATACGATTTGTATTTTCCCGTGGATTTCGTAAGAAACAAGGTCGGGTCCAGCCGTTTCATCTTTTTCAAAAAGGGATTGGGATTATTTAGGGACATTCCGGTAGGGTTATATTTGTATTTTTCGTCCTCTCCCTCTTCGCCCATTCCGTCGTCGCCACCGTCTTGTTCTTCGTCCTCGTCCGCGTCTTCATCGTCGCTAAAAAAGACACCTTCTTCTTCCGCTTCTGATACAGGTTCGTCATCCGGAGCAGGAGCAGGAGAATGAGCAGGAGAAGGAGAAGGAGCAGGAGCAGAAACAGTAGACTTTTCTTCTGGCTGACTTTCGTTTTTTTCCTCTTTCGGGGGAACCACTTCGGGAGATTTAGGAATTTCAGAAACAGAAATATTCTCCCTTTTGGGTTCTGGAATTTCAGAAACAACAGGAACATTTTCTTCCACCATTTCTTCCACGGGCTCAAGTTCCGTTATTTCATAACCATCTACCCCCACAATCGCCTCCACCGCATCATAGTCGTCATCTCCGAAAAACACGCCATCATCAACATGGTCTATTTCGTCGGATAAATGCGCAACATCGGGTTCCAACCCTGTGGAAATACCCAATTCATCCAATAAATCAAATTCCAATCCATGTTTTGCCATCGGTTTCAACGCGCCCACACCCGTCGCAATCGCGGGCGCCACTATCGCGGGTTCAACATTCTTCACGTGCGGTATATCCGCCTTTTCCAATTCTTTGGAACGCATACACGTGCGCGAAATGTAATCTCGTGTAATTGCGGTGGAACGGATGTTCTGTGTTATACGAACAATACTGTCCACATAAATAGACAATACATCCAAATACGCAACCGAATGGATGTTCCGTATTTCAAATTCCAACCGATTGTCCAGTTTCGCAATACGCATGACAGTGGGAAACCCGGGATTATCAATCGTTTCTCCCATTTCATCGGTATGTTCATCAAAATACCGCGCGATTTCCAGTTTCGCGTCGGTTTCACTCATTTGAAAATTGTGCATCAATCCATGTATTGCCTCCGGAATGTTTCCCCGTTTTTCCGTGATAAACGTCGTCTTGGCATCCATCTCCCGGTAATTGTCCACGCGTTTAAACCGCATCGTTGCGCCCTCTTCCACATTGTCGGAAAACACGTTGAATATACTGTATAAACACGCCAGTTTTTTAATAACCACGCGGTTTTCAATCGCCGTCCCCGCCAAAAACGTCATATCGGCAATACGAACATTGGAATGACGCAAATCCACAAAGGGAGATATTTTAAACCCGGTGGTTTCCAAGAACGCGTTCATATTTTGTATGACTGGGTTCACCGCATTTTGTATAATACGGACAATGGTCGTTTCGTCCAATGGTTGTTTAAACGTACATTGAATAGAAATTCTCCCGTTGAGTTCAAAATGAAGATAGAGTTGAGGGAGAGAAGGTTCGGCGGTTAACACAAACAAGGATACTTGCCCCGACTTTCCCATTTCGCGTATCAATTTGTTGATTTGTTTTTCAGATAAAAAGGGAATTTTCTTTCCACTTCGGGAGATTTGGCGATAGTAGACGCGATACACTTTCTCCCGACGTTCACCGTGGCTGTATTTGATAAACGGAATATCCGGTGAAGCATGAATGCTTTTGAATATGATTTCCAGAGGCAACGCGTTGTTGTGTTCCGGCAACAATTGAATATGAATGTCTTTGACACCGCGGAAAGCATAGGCGATTTCGTTTTTGCGCGAATGGTAAGTATCGTGAAACAGTTGTATGGTGTCGTAAAGCTGGAACGATTTTTCGTCCAGGTATTTTTTGGTTTGCGCAACCAATTCTCCCCTTTGTAGTAATAAATCGGAAACAGAAAGAATATTGCGCTGGAACAACAAACGGAAATAGGTGCTCATTATACGTCCAACCAAATCTGTGTCTGCTCTATTTGCATAATAGCTTAGCACTGGTTCCACCAAACAGAGATACAGGGTTTGGTCGGAGAGGACGCCACTACTGAGCAACAACCCGTTTTCCAAGTATTCTATGGTCGGCGGCTGCGCCGCCTCCGACCCGCCCATAAAAAAAGGGTTAAACGGAAACAGGAAATTCTCGCCCTCCACGATTTGTGGCCCCACGGGAGAACAAAGTCGCATCTCCCGTTTGCCGTCGGCGAACCACGATACGAATTCGTCCAATGTATAATATTCTTGTTGCGCGTTTTTAGCAACGTCCGATAAACGCAGTCCTAAATTCAACAATAGACGTTCCGCAGTAGAACGAAACAGTTTGTTTTTCTCTACCAAAGCGGGGATTTCTTTTTCCTGGGCATCCAGCGCCGACAAAAACACGCGTTGGGGAGAAACGGTTTGACGGATATTCGCAAACAAATACATTTCTTCATACGCCGGTCGTTCCGCCGTGTTCGTCCACAAATCCATCAGTATTTTCTTCTTGATAATTCGAACAGAATCATCCGGCAACAATTGTTGGGTGCTATAAATGACGTCCACTTTGGATGCCGGGCGTTCTACCCGTTGGACAAGTGCGGTTTCCCATTCGGGAGAAAAAACATTGTTTCTCCCAAACACAATGATTTTTTGGGTGTTTCCTTGTACATCCAAAATGTGAATTTTATAAATATTCTCTTCTGGTATGACTATTTTAGGGTTTTCCATTCTCTCCCGTATAATTTTTCCTCCTATATTATTTGTGTTTGTTTATGTGTTATTGATATATATACCCCTTCTCATACTCTGATGTCTATTCCTCCCAAACGAGCCCTTTTAATTGGCGCGAACTACGTTGCCACCCCCTCCGCCCGATTGTACGGATGTATTCAAGACATCCTCAATGTTCAAACCATGCTAATAACACAATATGGATACAAGTCCGAAAATATTACTGTGCTGCGTGATGATATACCGTATACTATGCCAACCAAAACTTCCATTTTGAATGCGCTAAAACAGATTGTTGCTTCCAGTTCTGACAGTAGTGAAATATGGATACACTATAGTGGCCACGGAACACAGGTGGCCGATACCAATGGCGATGAAACTGACAAAAAAGATGAAGTTATTGTCCCTTGCGATTACCAAGTTGCCGGGTACATTTCCGACGATGTATTGTTTGATATTGTCCGTTTGTCTGCGTGTCGTACCTTGTTGTTTTTCGATTCGTGTCATAGTGGAAGTGTGTGTGATTTACAATACAGCATCCACTATACCGCTGGCGGATTTACCAAAACACAAAACAATAACAAAGTCATTGTTTCTAATCCGAATGTGTTAATGATGAGCGGATGCCGCGATGAGCAAACCAGTGCGGACACATTTGATGTGGCATCACAAAAAGCAGTGGGTGCGTTTACTACCGCATTCATTAATACACTGAAGAGCATGAATTATCAAGGTGATGTTATGGCAGTGTATAATGGTGTGTGTTCGGATTTACTTCGAAACGGATATAAACAAATATCTGTATTAAGTAGTTCTGTTTCTGCGCCGAATTACACGTTTGGCAAATACACTCCTCCACCTCCACCCATTCCCGCACCGGTTGCCAAGCCGCCTACTCCGGCAAGACCTCCCCGTCCGCCCACTCGTCTCCCAGTAAAAACAAGTATGATGCCGCTTACCTTTTCCAACAAAATACGCCCGTATTATACAACCTCCTACAAATCGGCGGACATCCCTACGGGTTCTATGAAACAAAGAATGAACCAACTCATTTCTTTATCATAATTTCTATTCTCCCAAAATCATACAAAAAGATGATGTTGTAGCAAACATACAATATCATCATGCATCCAACCGCGTATGAAAACGCCACGGTGTTTTATACAGAATATGTATTGCCAAAAGTCGCGGAAGGCCAAACCCCGTTTGTCGTCGAATTCGGGTCGTACGATGTGAATGGTTCGTTGCGCCCTGTGTTTCAGGGGTGTGAATATGTGGGAATTGATTTAGAAGCGGGAAAGGGGG